TTGGTCACCGTGCAGGCCTTACCAACGCTCAGTAGCGAAGGTGGACTACACTGGTGCCTTCGAAACTTATAAGCTGGGTGGCGGAAGCCAAATCCAGCAGTTCGAAGGACGCCCATACGTTTATCCGTACAGACCGTTGAACTTCATGTACAACGGGCCTGCGCCGGTCGACGTTTTTGGTGTGCCTACTCCTGTGGACAGTAACACGCGCAATCGGCTTATCACCGAGTGCATAAACAAAGTTGCAGATCGGAAGATGGAGCTCGGAAACTTTCTCGCCCAAGGCGGGAAAACTGCGAGCGAAATCGCCCATCTAATGCTGCGTGTTCTGCGTGCTTACAGGGCCGCGCGTTCCGGTAACGTTTCCGGAGTCGCACGTGCTCTTGGTGTTGGAAGCTTAAGTTTTGGTGGTACGTCGAAAGATGTCGCCGAGCTTTGGCTCGAGCACCGTTATGGTTGGCTTCCACTCTTGTCCGATATCAAGGACTTGAGTGGTGTGCTGAGTAAGGGTCTTGGTGACAAGGCTCCTATTTTGCACGCTACCCGCAACCTCCAGGATAGATACCCTTGGTCGCCCATAGGCAACCAGGGATACGCTGACCTGACTGGGGTTATGCTGGTTAATCGCCGCTGTAAGTTGTGGTACGTCTTGGACGATATCACACTCTTCCGTCTCTCTCAATTGGAAGTTATTAATCCTCTTGAGGTAGCTTGGGAACTGCTCCCCTACTCGTTCGTCATCGACTGGTTCTTACCGGTCGGTAACTTACTTGCAGCGTGGACGGGGACCTGGGGTCTCACTTACCTCGATGGATGCATCACAACCCGCGCCGAAGGCGCGGCTGGTGGCTTTCACAAGCACGGTATGACTGGGTGGGAGTTTAGTGGAATACCCTCATTCTGGGAACTTAACCAGATGGGGATGCTCCGCGAGCCTCTCGCAACAGCTTATCCGGGCTTATACGTGAAGTCACCGTTCTCCTGGTTGCACGCGGCTAACGCCTTGGCGTTGCTACGTAATCTCAGGAGATGATTCTCCATCGCTCACTAAGCGGGCAATAACGCACGTTTAGAACCTTGGTCGTTCTGATAACGGCCTCATTCAAGGAGTGGAGCATCATGCCCCAACTTCAGAACTTGGTCCTCACAGACCGAGCAGCCACCCCGGTGGCCCATACGTTCGTTCCACGAGACGTGGCGGCGAATGTTGGAACTGTCGAGGAGTCTACCGGTGTCAAAATCGGTGACAAATCGTTCAGCATCAGCAAGCGGCAGACGCCTAACGGCAAACACCGCGTGCAGATGAAGCTGACGATCCCCGTCGTGGTCAACGAGACCATCAACGGCGTTGTCAACCCGGCCGTCGCGTACACTTCGTACGTCGACGCCACGTTCACTTTCGATCCGAAGTCTACGACCCAGGATCGGAAGGACGTGGTCGGGATGTTCCAGTCTGCCTTGGATCCGTCCAAGGTGCTGGTCAACGACACCGTCATTGGGCTTCAGGGTGTGTTCTAATGCACCCTGCAGTCCTGTGGTTCACCGGCGCCATCTTGGCGCTGGGCATGACTGCCTTCGTGGCAGCGTGTTCGTACACCATCAACGCACAAGGAGAACTATCCCGTGCAAAAGAGGCGACAATCAGCACTGAAACAGGCCAACTATCGTCTCCCTCCGGAGCTAACAACTGAGTTTATCCAGGATCTTAAGAATTTCCTCAACGAGGACGGATCTCTGGAAGCCCAGTACTTGTCCAAGTTTTGGCTCACGAAATACTGTGAGTTAGACAAGGCAAGTGCGTTAGCACGCCGGACTGCCGCAATAGCAAAGTGGCAGGCCGTGGAGGAACGGAATCGGGTCACCTGTGTATCGCTTGCTAGCGATGAGTACCTTAGCCTCCCTTGTAATGAGGTGGCGATGGTCCCGCTCTCTCTCGTATTTGAGAGAGCACAACAGGTGGTTCTCGACGTCATCGGTACTTGTCCGTCACTGGATATTGGCTACGCCATGTACAGCGGGGGTGCGAGCACCAGTAAGCGTCGTACGGAGGGCCATCCAGCCCTCAAGTTCCTCGGGAAAGCAGACTCGACAAGACGTGCATGGGAAGTCTATGCTCCACACTTGGAGCATACCATGTACGCCCGTCATATACACGAATCTGGTTTGGAACCCAGACGCGTGGACGGGTCAATCTTGTTCACAGTCCCGAAAAACTCTGACATTGATCGTGCTGCTGCAAAGGAGCCCGATTTTAATGTGTTCATCCAAAAAGCGCTGGGCAACCAGATCCGTTACTGCCTGAAAAGGGTAGGCATAGATCTGAACGACCAGTCGCGAAATGGTGAACTTGCCAGGAAGGGTTCGATCGACGGGTCGCTTGCGACCTTAGATCTATCCTCCGCTTCGGACAGCGTTACGGTTGAACTCGTCAGGCGGTTGATTCCGTTTGATTGGTTCTATTACCTAGACGCTGCTCGGAGTCCGACTTGCAGCATTGACGGCGTTACCCATACGCTGTCGATGTTCTCTCTCCATGGGAAATGGTTTCACTTTTGAGCTCGAGTCGTTGATCTTCTACGCTCTTGCTCGATCCGTGACCTATTTCACTGGTATCAGTGGTAGCGTCTCCGTTTATGGAGACGACATCATCGTGCCTACACTTGCAGCTCCTTACTTGCAACACCTGTTGCGAGTGGTCGGGTTCACCGTGAACGGTGACAAATCGTTCGTGGATGGACCCTTCCGTGAGAGCTGTGGGTCGTATTGGCATGAAGGTGTTAACGTAAAGCCCTTTTTCTTGAAGGGGCCGATAGCTACCTGCACCGATCTGATCAAGCTCCTTAACCAGCTAACCAGCTGGTCGAGCAGGCATACCGAGATCGTCGATCCACGGTATGAAGTCCTGTTCGTAAAATATAGAGCTTACGTCTCAGAAGAACTCTGGGGCGGCCAGGATGTCACCTCGATCACCAGTTTGGTTACTGGAGATCGGCCTCGCAAGAGGCTAGTAGAGGTGGCTCCGAAGCGGAAGCACGGCCACGTGGGGGGTTACCTCGCTTGGTTGCAGCTTACCGTTTTCCGGAAGCTGGCAGGGGATGGTGTTTTCATATCGGGGTCGGCGAAGACAGACTTGTTTCGTCTTCGTCGAAACACCCAACTGTGGAATGAGGATTTACCGTTATTCCTCGGAAGATACGGTGATCAACTCGAG